TCTTTTTCTGATGGGTTTGTGTTTCAATGGAATCTTATCGAAGGGTATGCTTACTTTGGCGGAGAATTACACAGTCCTGCTTTTAGTCGTGGGATTACACTATCTTTTGATGGTGCACAGAATGTAAAGATTTTAAATAACTGGTTTAAAGACAATTATTTAGGGGGCATAGCTTTTGGTGAAGATCCAGATGCCAGTCGAATCGGTTCTGGTGCTATGATAATCAATAATATTATTTCTGGTATTAATTCAAGTTCTGTTACTGATACTACTACTCTTACAGCTGTAAGAGGTATTAGAATGACAATCGACAATGCTGACCCTGTTGATTTTGATGCACTTATTTCCGGGAATGTTTTTTATAATAATGGAAATGCAAACGGCAATAATAACAACGGGGCATACTGTTTATATTTGGGAAATAATGCAGATGTGATCATAGGAACAGTCGAGAACAATATTTTTTATAATAATACAAACAAAGGGGATTTGCGGTTAAAAACAGATGATGGAAATGGGTATACCATCACTGTTACACTTGATAATAATCTATATTATCGTCCAGCCGGAGATTATATTCTTGTGGGTCAAGGGCCACTATCAAGCAAACTTGATGAATATCCATCAACCCGTTCTTTTGCTGACTTTAAAAATGGTATTGGTGATGCTGATGAACCAAATGCAGCCGAAAGTAATTGGGACGAAATAACCAGAACTGGGGGAAGTAACGAACTTAATTCAGACCCCTATTTCGTATCAGCAACAAACTTCAACCTCCAAAACAAATCCCCCTGCATAAACGCCGGAACAGATCCTTTCTCTGACGGTGATGGGGATCAATACGATATGAAAGACCGGCTGGTATGGTCAGACGTAACCGATGCTCCCGTAGGTCCGTGGGCTGATGGTGTGGATATTGGCGCTTATGGGGATAACACAGGACCGGCGATAGGGATGTGATGATACTCACATTGTTTTTCGGGATAGATAAACCTGATCTTGATGGGTATAATATTTATCGAAGTGCAACATACCTGCGCTGATCGCGGCGTTGAACAATATCTCCGTTGGCGATATTACCGGGACCGAGGTGGACAATGACGGGTCCGCCATCTCCCTGGCCGGCGCGTTCAAACTGATACTATCAGGACGCTAAAAACAGGATGTTACTGGTTATAAATTTATTGTGACATTTTAGAAAACAACTATCGAGAATGACCCAACAGGAGGACATTCGAGACGTCCATAAATAAGTAAATAAAGGAGCAACCATGAAAACAATCACAACAATTCTATGTATTTTAATTATGACCTTGGCAATGGCAGGGGTGGCGTGTGCTGATGTTCAGTTCACGGTAAATTGGAATCAGAGTGCCGATGCTGTAGCTACCCTGGATAAGCAGGAAGTTCTTTATGACTCGGCTATTAAGAAAACGCTTGCATTCACGAACCCAAGCGATCCGCATAGTTGTGTGTGGGTAGAATCGGGGATTGACGTTGCTGACGCAATTGGGAAGGAAGTCTCGATTAGAACTTGGAACACCCAGGGTCTTTATACAGACACGTCGCTTACAATAGGATTGACTGCCGGGGCAACAGGGTTGACGATATTCTTACTTCAGCAATAAGAATATTATGCCTGCTATTATGGCTACCGTGTTCAGCATGTGCATTAAATCTAAGTTTCACATGGGACGCAAACACAGAACCCGACATAGCAGGATACAGGGTATTTTGTCGAGAAGCGGGACAAAGCTATGACTATAACAATCCGTCATGGCAGGGAACTGAAACCGAATGTACTCTTTATGGGCTGGGTGAAGATGCAACATACTACTTTGTTTCAAGGGCTTATGATGTTTATGAGAATGAAGGCGTTGACTCTGATGAATTGTTTTGTGAAGGTAGTTCATCAGAATATCCACTTGGAGCGACTAATTTACAGGTTGAATATGAAGGGGTTGGTCTAATGGCAATTACGCCTCAAGCGAACGATACCGCAGATAGCTATGGTGCAACAGCAACACTAACCTTATCGGTCAATGTTGCGACAGGAGATTTGATTGTTGTCAGTGCAGGATCTTTCTCAACCTGTGCTATCACGGGTATATCAGATGATGACGGTAATAGCTATACGTTGCGGGATGAAATGGAAGACCCGGTTCATGCTCTTACTTTAAGGCAAGGATATGTTCTAAGTGCAACTGCTACATCTTCTCCGCTTGTAATTACTGTTACATTTGCTGCGGGTACGGAACACAGGTCGGCGGCGGTCGTTATTTATACTCCTGATGGTAGTGAGACCGTTACGCTTGATTGCGCTGCTACGAAGTATGGGGCTGCCGAGGCTTCTCCATTTGAAACTGATAGTAATTCAAGCACGACCGGAGATGATGTAGTGGCTCATGCCGCTATAATAATCAATGGTGCATCGGCATTAAGTAATCATGAGATACCAAGTGGTGTAGCAGCGGATGCAGTAATAGCAGACGATGTGAGAAACCTTACAGTATTTTACAGGATTTTATCGAGTACGGTTAGTAACATAGAAGCTGAGATTGATAGTTCGGGTGCTGAAACTTATGCCTTTGAACTTTTATGCTTCAAGTCTGTGGCAGCAGGCGGGCTTTCAATACCAGGATTCTTTGGAGCAACACTTTCTCCGGTATTACCTTTATTTAAAGGGAGTAATTTATGAGTCAATACAAACACGCAGAAATAGGCGACGATGTATATTTCTGGTTCGCGGCAAACTCAACATCCGGATCAGGAGACGATGGGGCAAGTCCACTTTATGATGTTAGATTAGCCGGAGCCGCTTCGGACGCTGCTGCAAAGGCAAGTGGTTCTCCTACACTATTGTCTCACGGAGATTATGGGGCAGGTCTACACGAAATTGCTATTGACACTGATGGATGGGATGCCGGGGAGTACGCTGTGTTCTGCACAATCACGGTTTCTGCGGTAAATCCTGCGGGGTTTTGCGGGAGCTTCTTACTGAGAACGGCTGGAGCCGGAGCACTTGATGTAAATACTACTCATGTATCAGGAACAGCACAAACTGGTAATGATAACGGCGCTGATATTAACAGTATCCTTACAGCCGTTGGAACCACCCTTGACACCCTCATTAAAGCTATCCCAACCAACACAGAATTTGCGGCTCTTCTTGGTGCAATAGACACCGCAGCAAACACAGGGGCGGTTGCTGCTGATGTTACGCTTATGGGATACATTAAACAATTAATCAACGTCTTAATGGGTGGGCCGGGAATAGCTGCATGGCCTGCCGGGGTAGCGCCGGGGAATGGCGTTTCTATCGCAGAAGGTTTAAGAAAACTCTATGAAGACAGAACACTTGCGGCGGCTGACTATACAATAGTTGGGGACTTGGGAACTGTACAATCAGCCGACAATAACACCATCCTTGCTCATGCGGATTACGGGCTTGCCAAGCTTGTAAGATCTACCACTCCGGCAAACAAGCTTGATATTTCAGCCACAGGAGAGGCAGGGCTTGATTTTGACAATATAAAGAATGCGTCAGGGGCACACACTCTGACAAATATTACAGTTCCTATCGTGACCACGAATACCGATATGAGGGGTACGGATGGAGCTAATACTGTCGAACCAGATCCCGTTGGCACTGCAGCTACACCAGCTGAGGTTGCGACAGCATTGGAAAATATACATCTTGATCATCTACTAGCAACTACGTACGACCCAGCCTCCAAACCTGGTGTTGCTGATGCTCTTTTAAATGAAATAATCGAAAGTGATAGTGGTGTGTCGAGGTTCACCGAGAACTCGCTCGAACAAGCTCCTTCAGGCACAGGAGCAAGTGCAGCTACTATTGCCGATGCTGTTTGGGACGAAGATCAGGTAGACCATACAGGGGCTGGAACATTTGGAGTTGTTGCTTCTGAAATAGCAAGTATTCTTGATGATACGAACGAACTTCAAACTGATGACTTGCCAACATTAATTGCAGCACTACCTACTGCCGTAGAAATCCAAGCTGAAATGGAAGAGAACGGAGCTTCTATCCTTGACACACTGAGAGACGACCTTGCAGACGGTGGCAGACTTGATCTCCTTATTGACGCTATTAAAGAAAGAACGGATAATTTACCGGATGATCCAGCGGACGATTCGGATATTGATGCTCAATTAGCGGCCATTGTTGGATATATTGATACAGAAATTGGTACAATTATAACGGCAGTCGGAACAACACTTGTAAACCATTTGCTTGATATCAAGGGGACAGGGTTTGCAAAAGATACTCATTCGTTGCCACAATGCTTGACTGCAACAGGTTTTAGTACCCATGATGCGGCGGCGGTAAAAACAGCCATTGAAGCGGCTGGAAGTCATCTTGCGCTCATCAAGGCTATTTCGGAAGCCTTGCCGGATTCCGGAGCGTTAACCTCATTGGCCACGGCCACGGCTTTGGCTGCGCTGAACAATCTCTCGGTTGCGGACATCACCGGGACCGAGGTGGACAATGACGGGACTGCTATTTCGCTGTCTGGGGCTTTCAAATTACTATTGGCAGCATTGACTGGCAAATCATCGGGCGGCGGTACATCCACCCCCGCTTTTAGGGATATTGCGGATACAAAAAACCGGATTTCGGCCACCGTGGATGAAAACGGTAACCGGACCGCCATCGGCACCAGGGACGCGACCTAAATGGCACTACTAACTCCGGGATATTGGCCGGATACGTTTTGGCCGGCAAGCTATTGGCAGGATGAATACTGGCCGGATTATGCCCTGGTGGCAGGCCTGGGCGTGATTATCGACCCGACAATTGGTTCCTTGACGCCCGTCAGAACCCTGGTATCAGCAACAGTACAGCGGACAATTGAGGAAAAGTAATGGCCGAAACATTATATTTAGGGCATGATAATGTAATAGATCGTCAAGCCAAAATTGATGGGTCCGCAGAGGATTTATCTGCCGTCACAAAAATTACGGCGACATTTGACGATATTCTTGTTGAATCAACAAGCCATATTTCCGGTGAAATTCGCTGGAATAATACCGGGTATTCAAGTGGTGAAATAAGACTATGCCTTGGTAGCAATTCTGAAATTATTCCGGGGGCCTACAATGTTCATATTGTTACCTATGATTCGGATAATCTCAACGGTGTGGTATGGGGTTCAATCGATATAATTGTAAAGGGCGAGGTTGAAGCGAGTTAAAAAGTTCATTTTTTACTTGCAAAGTTCAAAAATAAACAGTATGGGTTTAAAAATAAACTAAAAATTAGTGCAAGTTATCTGAGATTTGGCCGTCTTCGGTAACAATTTTTACTTGGGAATGATAGCGGGCGTCCCGCCGCTTGCTATTATTCCCTTTTTCTTTTTGGAGGGCACTATGAATATATTAGATGTTATTACAGCGCCTTGGGCAATAATGCCTGATAAGCTTTATGAAATTCAGGAGATTTATCTCAAGCATTCCCGTGGAGAAAAGATCGATCTCGATGCAATCGAGGCCAGGATTGGAAAACCTCTTCAGAATGAAACCACCCCCTACCAGATTGTTAATAATGACATCGCAATTATCCCCATCCACGGCGTGATAGCCAAGCGTGCCAATTTATTCACAAGGGTTTCAGGAGGTGTGTCGACAGAGCTTGCCATGCAGGATATCGGGCAGGCATTAGACGATTCCGACATTAAAGCCATCGTGCTGCATATCGATGGACCCGGCGGAGCTGTTGACGGAACTTTGGAGTTGGCCGAGTTTATTTTTGAAGGGCGGGATAAAAAACGAATCGTTGCTTATTCTGATGGACTGATGGCGTCCGCTGCGTATTGGATCGGCGCCGCCGCTCATGAAGTTTATATCTCCAGCGATACGGTTCAGGTCGGATCGATCGGTGTTATTGCCAAGCATGTAGATTATTCCGAGGCTGAGAAAAAGGCCGGCATTAAAACCACGGAAATTTATTCCGGCAAGTATAAACGTATTGCTTCTCAATATAAGCCACTCTCAAAAGAAGGCTATGAAAATATTAAGGGTATGACGGATTATTTGTATTCCGTAATGGTGGACAGTGTTGCCAAGTACCGGGGAGTTTCTTCCGAGGAAGTGCTTCAGAATATGGCGGACGGCAGAGTGTTTATCGGGAAACAAGGCATTGCCGCCGGTCTGGTGGATGAAATTTCCACGCTTGACAATCTAACCGGCACAATCCTGCCAGCGCAGGTTCAAAATAAAGTTATCACCGTAAAAAAGGAGGTTAAGTCTATGGATCTTACAAAATTAAAAGCGGATCACCCGGATTTGGTGAAACAAATTCAGGCTGATACACGGACCGATGTGACTGCGGAATTCGATCAGGAGCGAAGTCAACTCCAATCGGAAAACGAGTCATTGAAAACCGAAAATCAAACTCTTGCCGCAACCAACGATGAACTTGGCAAAGAGAACAAAGAAATTGGCAAACGCATGGTTGCCCTGGAACAAAAAGACATCTCCAGGGATCGCCGGGATGCTCAGGACGATGCGGATGATATTTTTAACAGCGCTCTGTCCGACAGCAAAATTCCGGAAAAGCATTATGCCCGTGTCAGGCGGGGGGTTGCGTTCGATGATTTTTACAAAGATGACAAGTTTGATAAGCAGGGTTACGCCGATGCCGTCAAGGCAGAGATCGAGGACTGGGAAAAAGATATCGAGCCCCAGGTGGCCGGTGCCGGGTTCCCCGAAAAGACGGCCGAGGGTGGTGTCGATACGGTTGAGGAAGATGAGATGGTCGATGAACTTGTCGGCATGGTCGAATAAAAAAGTCGGCAGGTGAAATAAAATAAGGAGGTGCAAAATGGGTTTAAGTGACACTCCTCAAATGTTGAGGGGATACCAGGATGATCCAAAGCGTGTGTTTTACAGTGATATTGAGAAGGCGCTGATGCGAGAAGTTACTATCGTCGGTGGTTATGGTGTTTTGCCGCCCGGCACTGTGCTGGCTGAAATATCTGAGAGCACCAATCGCGTGAGTCGGGTTGTGCCGTACGCGCTCGAAGATCCTTCGGACGATGATTATACTTTTTACGGCGCAAAAATACTGGCCGATGGAGCTGATGATACCAGTGTGTATGTCACCCAGGACGACAGTTATAAGTTCGCCGTGGGTGATCATCTGCTTGCGGTGGATAGTGATACCACCCCCGAGGATCTGGGTGCAATTACTGCAATTGATCGAACCACATACACTCAGATGGCTCTTATTACCGTCACCAACAGTATTTCTTCAAGCATTACGATTGCTAAGCATGGTGCGGTGGCTATCCAAACCACAATGGCCACTCCGTGGACTAAGGCAGTGGGTTTTCTGTTTGGCGGTGTGGATACCGGTATCGGAGAAAATTACGCCGAGGGTGGTCAGGGCGTGATGGTTCTGTCCAATGCTATGATTTATAGCGGCATGGTCAAAAATTACGATTCTGAAGCACAGACCGACCTTGGAAGCAGCACGTCCGGTCAGTTTATTATCTTGAAGTAGATTGTGTCCGCCAAGACAAGGATGGTTTTTAATAGCAACTTTATGGAGGTAGAAAAATGCGAGATATTCCAGCCCTTAAATTAACCACTTTGACCAAGCTGATTCAAAAGTTTATGGCGAGCCCGAAATTGCTCCTCATGAAACTTTTTGGAGAAGATAATTGGCCGAGTGATGAAATTGAGTGGGAGGCCCAGGTTGGAGACAGGGGCCTGACTCCGTTTTCAAACGAGGACGCAGAGTCACCCAGACTGGCGCCGCTTGTTTTTGAATAATATTCGACAACCCGGAACCAAGTAGACATATTATGCGGCCAAGAAGTTTCTGGCGCAACAGATGAAAATGCTTCGAAACCGGTGCGATCGTCGGAAAGAATGGATGTTTGCCCAGATGCTTACCGGGGGATCGATGTCTTACCAGGATCCTAACGGTAAATACATCTCCGTGGATTACGGTGTTCCTTCGGATCATTTTGAGTCTTTGCTTGCGGCCCAGAAATGGGATCAGGACACATCCGATATTGTATCAAATATCATGGATGCCAAACTGTTCATGGAGAACGCGAACAGCTCCGAGCTTGACTATGCCATTTTTACCACTGAGATTTTGAATGTCATGGTGAAAAACCCCACGATTCAAACCTTGCTGGGTAAATCTCAGTATGGCCAGGGTGATTTGTTTGCGCGCCCGCTTCAGGTGCTTGGCGATCTTTTGAATATTCCGAACATGATTCTGTACAACCAGATGTACCAGATTCGAGGCTGGTTGACAGCGGCTCTTGCCGCCGGCGCCGGTCCGCATACGATTTACGTGGACGATGCCACGGACTTTGTGGTGGGTTCGACCGTTTATGCCCGGGATATTACGGCCAATACCAAGGAGGATCTGACGGTTACCGCCACTGATCCCGTCGCCGGCACTGTAACGGCAACCGGCACACTGGCGAGTGCTTACAAGGCCGGCGAAGACTGCGTGACCATGACCCGCAAGTTTATTCCCACAACCAAATTCTGCATGTTTTCTTCAGTGGTTGAAGGGCAGAAAATTGCGGAGTTTGCAAAGTCGCCGTTCGGTTTGGACAGGCACTATGGCATGAAGCTGGATCGCTGGGAGAAGAAAGATCCCGATGGTGTTTTCGTAAGGGTGGAAAACAAGGGTCTGCCCGTTCTGTATTTTGAAGACAGCATCTTCGTTTACACGGTCCTATAAGGGAGGTGTTCAATGTCTTTAAATAAAATAAAAGGTCCTTGGCCGAGCATTAAAACCAAAAAGTTGGCTGAAAACCTGCAGGCAACGATTGGGCTGCCGGTTGCCCTTCGGTTGGAAACCGGTGCTGCGATCTCAGCATATTCCGGTGAGCATACAGACGGCTTTCAACAGCAGAGCAGTAAAGAACTCATGTTGCGCTGGAATAATGCCGGAACAAGCCATACCAAAATGGCGGCTGTGTTTATGTTGCCGGACGATCTGGATACTACCGAAGATTTAACCGTGCATTTTCTGGCCGCGACAAGCGGTGAGAACGACACTCCGACAATGCAGGTTGAGGCGTATATTGTTGGTGTGGGTAGTCTGCCCGCGGCCGATTCTAACTGCGGCGGATATTCCAGTGGCGAATCAACCTCAAGCGGTCTTTACGTTGATCATACATTCACGATCGATGCGGATGATTTGATTTCCGGTGAAGCGGCATTAACAGTGATTTTCAATCCGGTAAGCGGTGAGCTGGTGACGGATGATCTCATTTCCAGTCCGCCCTGGATCACGTTTATCAGGGAGTAATCAATCATGAAGGGATTAAATCATGAAAGTAACAACGACGTGCAATCTAAAAGGCAAAACACGAACCTGGCGGAAAGGGACTGAAATTGAAGAGCCCTTTCCGCCGGATATTGCCGAAGAATTAAAAGCTGTCCAGGAAGGTCGGTCTGATGCTTTGACAGTTGTAATTTTAGACAAAGCTATTACTGAATCCAATATAGCGATTGATGGTTTAATAAAAGCAATTGATCCTGGCTTACGGGGCAGTGCGGTAGGTACCGCTCTTAGGCAAACATTAAATGACAGGGCAATTTTATTTCGCAAGTTTGATCGCCCGGTATTGAATTGTTATGGCTGTGCCCCTAAGCAGATCGAGTACCAGTCATCCCCATGGTTTTTTAATCAGGCCGGCGCGAAGAAAAAACGTCAATTGTTGCTCAGGAAGTTTAAATAATGACAAAAAAAGAATTGGCAGCATTAATTTTTGGCGATAGCAGCATCGGCAGTTATTTGGGTGTCTCGGAAGTTTTAGAGTGCTGCGACGAAGCCATGGGTGATACGGGATGGTCGTTTCCCGTATCCGGCACCTTCAAAGAGCATTGGTCAAAACAGCGATGCAAGCGTCATTGTTATTTTCGATTGTGGACGGAATCTGCCCGCAAGTTCAAGGTCGAGCAGCTTCATTTAGGAGATCGGTTCAATCATTACGGTAAAGTCATTGAGTTGATGGATATCCGTTTTGAGAAAATCATG